TTGTTCTTACAGGTGCTAAAGATGTAGAGCTAGAAGGAATTATATTCGATGGAGAATATAGCTTAGGTGCACCAGTTTCAAACTATGCTACAGAGAGTGCATCTGTAATATGGAACAACGACTTAGCAGGTCTCAAAGTAGACGCAGTTAAAATTAAACATTGTAAGTTCAAAGATAACTCCATCAGTATAAAGTGCAACCAAACAGTAAACACAGCAACTAAAGTTGAAATCATCCACAGTGACTTCAACGTTAATGACACAGCCATTTACATTGCAGGAGTAACAGGGCAAGGTAACAACTGGATCATCAATGACTGTAACTTTACTGAAATTGCCAAACAAGCATTCTATGCAAACTATGGATACGGTACAAAAATTAGTAGATGTGATTTTGTAAGTTGTGGAAACAACACAGGATCATCTGCAAACCCAACATCAACTATTGTTGAGTTTGGTGAAAGTAGAAACAACGTGGTCCGTGAATGTACAAGTGATAGACAACAAGACGCAGGAGTCGTGAACACAGAGACTGTAGCAGCCATTGCAGAAGTGCAAGGTAGTGACTTTGTTAGTTTCACAGACAAAAACTATTCAGAGATTTATACAACTGATAGTTTTAGACCTGTTGCTGTTTTCTCAGCACTAAATGCATTTATGAAAATTAACTACACACTAAGACTTGCTAACCATGTTCGTAGAGGATCTGTTCATATCACAATCGGTGATGACATCTCAAAATTATCTTTATCAGATAATTACGAATATTCCGACACTACTACTGCTTCGGCGGGCGGTGTTGTAATGACTGGTTTTGAGTTCTCAGCCGCTTTACGTGACAATGACACTGACAGTGGCACTGATACCGTAGTGTTGTCTTATAAGAATCCTATTGCAACAGGTGCTACAGGATCTCTGTCATTCGACATTCAATACGGCGTCTAGTTAGAAATGGCTAAGAAAAATATATTTTCTTCTTGTCCAACAAGCATTCTGACTGTACAATTAAACAAGTATTATAATAAGTCCACTGGTATAAATTTTAGCCACTAAGATCCTGCATTCGCAGGTACTAAAACTAAATACCTCTGTACACAAAATTAAAATGAGAGAGAAATGAGCAAAGATATATACATCACAAAAAGAAACGGTAGCAGAGAGATTTTAGATTTAGATAAAATGCACTTTGTTGTTGAAGAAGCTTGTGCTGGTCTTGCTGGAGTGAGTAGTTCACAGATCGAGATGAACGCTGATTTACAGTTTTATGACGGCATGACATCAGAAGAAATCCAAGAAATATTAATTAAAAGTGCAAACGATCTTATATCGTTAGAAAATCCTAATTATCAATATGCAGCAGCAAGATTATTGTTGTATGGACTGCATAAAAAGGTATACATGAAGTATGAACATGATTCTCTCACTACAATAATTGATCGTAATATTGAGCGTGGTGTGTATGACGCTAACGTTAAAGAAAAATATACCGATACAGAATTAAAGAAAATGAATACTTGGTTAAAGCATGATCGTAATGAAGAATTTACGTATGCAGGTCTTCGTCAAGTTGTGGATAAGTATTTGTGTCAGGACAGAAGTAATGGCAACATCTATGAAACTCCGCAGTTCATGTATATGATGATTGCGGCAACGTTGTTTGCAAACTATCCTAAAGAAACCAGATTAAGTTATGTAAAAAAATATTATGACGCGACCTCTCTTTTTAAAATCAACATACCAACCCCAGTCATGGCTGGCGTTCGTACTCCAATCCGCCAGTTTGCTAGTTGTGTATTGGTTGATGTTGACGATACTTTGTCTAGTATTTTTAGTAGCAACTCCGCTATTGGTTATTATATCGCTCAGCGAGCTGGTATCGGAATCAATTCGGGTCGTACGAGAGCGATTAACTCGAAGATCAGGGGCGGCGAAGTAGCACACACTGGTGTTATCCCATTTCTAAAAGTTTATGAATCTACAGTAAGAAGCTGTACACAGAACGGTGTACGTGGCGGGTCAGCAACAACTCATTTTCCTATTTGGCATTATGAAATTGATGACATACTTGTATTAAAAAATAATAAAGGTACTGAAGACAACCGTGTACGTAGATTAGATTATTCTATTCAAATTAATAAATTATTTTACGAAAGGTTATTGTCTGGTCAAGACATTACTCTTTTCTCTCCACACGAAGTCCCAGAAGTGTATGATGCTTTCTACTCAGGCGACAACGATTTGTTTAAAGATGTATATGAAAAAGCAGAACGTAAAACATCTATTAGAAAGAAAACAGTAAGTGCAAAAGAATTGTTTGGTAACATGTTAAAAGAACGTGCTGAAACAGGACGTATCTATATTATGAATGTTGACCACAGCAACTCGCACAGTTCTTTCAAAGATCCTGTGTACATGAGTAACTTGTGTCAAGAGATCACACTGCCAACTAAACCAATTCAACACATTGATGATAAGGAAGGCGAAATTGCATTATGTATTCTTAGTGCTATTAACGTAGGGCTAATTAACAAACTAGAAGAACTAGAACCTTTATGTGATCTTGCTGTTAGAGCATTAGAAGAAATTATCGACTATCAAGGTTATCCTGTTAAGGCAGCAGAGATTAGTACTAAAGCAAGGCGTTCATTAGGCATAGGCTATATTGGACTTGCACACTATCTTGCAAAGAATAAAGTTAAGTATGATGATCCTAAAGCATGGACATTAGTACACGAGCTTACAGAAGCGTTTCAATACTACTTGTTAGTTGCAAGTAATGAACTTGCTGAAGAACGTGGTGCATGTGATTACTTCAATCGTACTAAATATGCAGACGGCATATTGCCAATTGACACATATAAGAAAGATATAGACGGAGTTGTAAAATCAAAATTACAGTATGACTGGGATTCTTTACGCAAAGACATCAAACTACACGGTCTTAGGCACAGCACATTGTCCGCACAAATGCCTTCGGAGAGCAGTTCCGTTGTGTCGAACGCAACAAATGGAATTGAACCACCTAGAGGATACTTGTCCGTTAAGAAAAGTAAAAAAGGGCCTCTTAAACAGGTTGTTCCGCAGTATAGTCAACTAAAGAATTTCTATACTTTACTTTGGGATATGCCAAGCAATGATGGGTATATCAATGTTGTAGCAGTTATGCAAAAATTCTTTGATCAATCCATTAGTGGTAATTGGTCATACAACCCTACGCAATTCGAGAACAATGAAGTTCCGTTGAGCGTAATGATGAAAGACATGTTGACAACTTATAAGTTAGGTTGGAAGACAAGTTATTATCAAAACACTTATGACTTTAAAGGTGATGATGAAGTACAAGAACCAGAAGTTGAAATGAATGGACATTCACACATGAACGGTGATCTACAACCAGTAGAAGAACTTGAAGGTGAAGAATGCGAAGCGTGTAATATATAAAAGAGGAACCACACACAGTGACAAAGACAGTTTTTAATCGTAATAAAGTAGACTTCACAAAGCAGTATATGTTCTTTGGAGAAGATCAAAACACCCAACGTTATGACGTATTTCGTTATCCGGAGTATGACAAACTTAATCAAACCATGTTAGGTTATTTTTGGAGACCTGAAGAAGTTTCCTTACAGAAAGATAGAGGTGACTATGCAGAATTTACAGATGCACAGAAGCACATCTTTACATCAAACTTAAAATATCAAACCCTACTTGATAGTGTACAAGGACGCGGACCTTGTTTAAACTTTTTACCTTACTGTTCTAATCCAGAATTAGAAAGTTGTATTGTAGCATGGGACTTCCAAGAAACTATCCATAGTCGTTCTTATACACACATTGTAAAAAATGTATATGCTGATCCAGCAGAAGTGTTTGATACTATTTTAGATGATGAGCAAATTATTGCAAGAGCAGAAAGTGTATCTGCAGAATACGATAAGTTTCATAAAATTGTAACAGATTACATGTACAAAGGTAAAGGTAGCATGTACGAAGTTAAAAAGCAATTGTATAAAGCTATGATGACTGTAAATATTTTAGAAGGTTTGCGTTTTTATGTTTCATTTGCATGTACGTTTGCATTTGGCGAGCTAAAGAAGATGGAAGGCTCTGCAAAGATCATTTCATTAATTGCACGTGATGAAGCAACGCACTTGAACTTATCAACACATATTCTTAAGCATTGGGCCAAAGGTGACGATGATCCAGACTTTGTTAAGATTGCAAAAGAATGCAAAGAAGAATCTTATGAACTATGGCGTACCTGTGTTGAGGAAGAAAAGAAATGGGCAGACTACTTGTTTGAAAAAGGTTCTATTGTAGGACTTAATGCAAACTTGTTACATGCATATGTAGAGTTTATTGCTAACAAAAGGCTTAAAGCATTAGGTATGGATCCAATATATGATCGTCCTTTGACAACAAATCCTTTACCGTGGACACAACATTGGTTAAGTAGCTCAGGGCTACAAGTTGCACCACAGGAAACTGAAATCGAAAGTTATATTATCGGCGGAGTTAAACAAGATGTTGATGAAAAGACGTTCGAAGGTTTCCAACTTTAGATAAGTAATAGTATGTTCAGAGTTCAATTTAGAAGACATTCCCCATTCGAAGCGTGGACAACGTACGGTACATACGGTACTGAAGCCACTGCTATCAATGCGGCAATATCCAAGAAGAACGCTGGTGCTATCATGGTTAAGGTAACTAATAAAAAGAAAGAAACTATTTACGTAGGATAACACATGATAGAGATATACGGTAAACCAGCTTGTCCGTTCTGTGACAGGGCTAAGAAATTTTGTGAAACGAATCAGTTTGAATTTGTCTATAAACAATTAGACGTAGACTTTACTCGCGAACAACTTTTTGAAAAATTCCCAACAGCACGAACATTCCCACAAATTACAGTACGTGAAGAAAAGATCGGTGGATACAACGAATTACTCAAGTACGTTGAAGACACAGGTTATAACGGTACTGGACACTCACTAGGATAATAATATGTTAATTGAAACACCATACAAAGTAGGCGATAATGTCTCCTTTAAACTTGCGTCAGGCGAAGAAATCGTAGGACGTTTAGAAGAAGAAACTGATACACATTATGTATTACACAAGCCAATGGTTCTTATTGCACAGCAAAAAGGATTAGGTCTTGCACCATTTATGTTTAGCGTATCACCAGCTGGCAAATTTATGCTTAAAGCAAATGCAGTAAGTTGTGTTGCTAAAACAGAAGATAACATCAGTAAACAATATACTGAAACTACTACAGGTATTGCACTATCAAAGTAGATAAGTACTAGTATGCCAGAAGTAGTAAGAACAAATGTAGATAAGCACAAAGGACATGCAAGTCCTACTCCCAATCCATTTCATCAAGAAGCATACACATCTGGTTCGCCAACTGTGTTTACAAATAACGAACAAACTGTACGTGTAGGCGATACTACTGCGTGTGGAGATCCTGCTGCGGCTGGTTCACCTACAGTATTTGCAAACAACATAAAAGTACACCGCAAGAATGATGCAACAGACGGACACGGAAGTTGGGTGGCTAATGCAGCAGAAAGTGGTTCTCCAAACGTTTGGGCAAACGAAGGATATGTACCTCCGATTATAATTTCACCTGCGGCAGCGGCAGCAATTAATGCAGTTATACAAGAAGCAATATCAAATCCTCCCGATGTAGGAGCAACTGGTGGTACACAAAGTAATGGCACTATTGCAGAGAACCAAGTACCACAAAGGTATGAAGGTGCTCCAGCAGCTGGTGTTGACGACCTAGGAACTACGACTCCACTAGTTGATGCAAGTGCTGCCAATTCAACAGCAGCAGCAAATGGAATTCCAGGATTCTTAACTCAGCTACTAGACGAAGCAGCAACCAACGCATGGGACGAAACTGTTGATCCTAGTAACGGAAATATTATAGGCATATGGAAAGAATTAGGCTTTCCAGATACATCATATTGGAAAACAGATCAAACACCTTGGTGTGCAGGATTCTGTAATTGGGTATTAAAAAGAACAGGTTACAAATATATGCAAAGTGCTAGAGCATATGACTTTAGAGATAAAACAAGCGTATACGGTGGCGTTCCTGTGCCACTATCAGATGGTCAACCAGGTGACATTGTGGTTTGGAACTACAGTCACGTTAACTTTATATACACTGTTCCGTCGCCAGGTGTATATACTTTTGTCGGCGGCAATCAAAGTGATAAAGCAAGTGCAACAAACAACAACCCTTCAGGTGGCTCAATTACAAATAGTTGGAGAGGTGGCTGGAGATCGAGTAATGGTAGAATATCTGGCATTTTCCGCCCAGTCAGATCATAGTTGACAAAAAGCACAGCATACTATATAATATAACAAAGGCGGTACATAAATGAATCAAATTAAAAAATATATATACATGGGTATAGGTTTTCTATGTGTAGGTTTAGCCTACATTGGAATTGTAACGCCCGGTATTCCATTCAGCATCTTTTTAGTGATCGCTGCATGGGCCTTTGCTAAAAGTTCGCCAAGAATGGAAAAATGGTTATACAATCACCCGTGGTTTGGTAAGTTTTTAACAAATTGGAACAAAAAACGTGTTTTCCCTACAAAGGGAAAGTACTTAATGGTATTGGTAATGGCATCAACTATTATCTTTACATGGTTTGCTACAGAGAATCTGAAAGCGATTATGTGGAGTGGTGGTGCAATGGTGCTAGTAGCAATCTGGGCTTGGCGATATCCTGGCTCAGAAGAGGAACACGCTCGACGTGTTAAAGAAGGAAAGCGAGTAGCTTGGTTAAAGTAATATGAAGTGCGAACAAGGCGATTTAGCAAAAGTGATACATTCAGTAAGACCTGAAAATATCGGCAAGATTGTTCTTGTTAAAGAATACATTGGAAAGTACAAGCAGAATGATACCTTTGATTTCAGAGGTGTCTCATGCATGTGTCCTGTGACAGATCATTACTGGTGGATTGAAGCAACTGGATTGAAAAATCAGTTTGGAGATTCACCTAAAGCATACATAGCGGACTCATGGTTGGAGCCTATCCGACCAGAAACAGGCAAGAAGTCGGCTACCTATGTCGTGAAAGACAAAGAAGTAGAAAGACAGGCGGCATAATTAATAACTAAGGAAATAAAAATGGCAACAGGAAAAGTAAAATGGTTTAATGCAGACAAAGGTTTTGGCTTTATTACTCCAGACGACGGCGGAAAAGATGTATTCGCTCATTTCTCAGCTATTTCAGGTGACGGTTATAAATCTCTTAACGAGAATCAAGCAGTTACTTACGAAATGGCGGAAGGACCTAAAGGTCCACAAGCATCAGATATTCGACCTTCATAAGTTTTGAATATTTAAGGAAAGGCCTTTCGGGGCCTTTTCTTTTGACTATTACTTCATAGTTACAGTCTATTAGACAAAGCTCTTTTTACGTGTTATATTAGTTTAAATACATCGTAAGGAGAACTAGATGCCACCACGTAATCACGCCAACTGGTTAAAGAAGCCAGTAGTAGAATCAATTAGTAGCACAGCCTACAACAGTCCAGAAATATTTGCACAAGAACAAGAACATATCTTTTCAAAGGTATGGGTGCCTATATGTCACATTAGTGAAATGTATAAACAAGGAGACTTTAGAACTTCACAGATAGCAGGTGTAAACGTACTTGCATACAATACTGGCAAAAGTGTTCATGCATGGCGAAACTACGGAGTTAGTCAACCAAGCGGTACATTTAAAGCACCTGTTGTAACAAGTGAACCTAAACTACACTGTGAAGTAAAGCACGGAGGTATGGTATGGGTAACACTTGATCCTAATCCTACACAGAGTGTTGAAGAGTGGACGGCAGGTGCATTTGATTGTATAGCAGATGCTATTGACACAGAAGAAATGGAAGTGTTTCATTATCACAAAGCAGTTATAGATACAAACTACAAACTGTGGCATGATACCAACAGTGAATTCTATCACGACTTTATGCACTACTTCAATCGTGTAAGTGGATTTAACGATGAATACTTTGCACGTAAGAACATACCTTTTGACAACGGACATGTAAATGTAAGTTCATTCACTGTTAACTACGAAGAGTATGAAGGCTTCGAAGATAGAGGCGAACTGTCCTTTCCTAATCTACCACCCAACCAATGGTATATGGTAGACTTGTTTCCAGGCTTTAATTTTAACTTGCGTGGTAGTGCATATAGAAGTGACAGTGTTACTCCTTTAAGTTGTAATAAAGTTCTTATAGAATTTAGAGGTTACGGACTACGCAAAGACACACCAGAAGAAAGACGCACACGTATCAACCATCACAACAGCATATGGGGACCGTTCGGGCGTAACCTACATGAAGACCTAATTGGTGTAGCAGGACAAGGAACTACAATGCGTCAAGGTACTGAAGCACGTAACATATTGCATGGTAGACATGAAAATGGAACTATCCATGATGAAGTTGGTATGCGCCATTACTATAGCGAATGGGGCAAGTACTTAGATATTAATCCTTATTAATTTCAAAAAAAAGGTTGACAAACCGTTACAATGGTAGTATAAATATACATGTAACGTTGAAGCCAATCAACGACAGACAGGACCGGGGGGCGGTACCCCGCGCCTCCACCATAAGCACATTGAAGATTAACACAGACAATTTAATGTGCTTATGATGGGGGCGAACTAGGATCGACTGATGTATGAGAGAACGTGGAGTTACCGGTAGGCGATGACCGTAAATCAAGCAAAACTATAGACGCAAACGATAATTTTGCTCTTGCAGCCTAGTTAACTAGGTAACGGGGTTGGCAACTTACCTGGCAACAGAAAAGTTGCACTTTATTGAAGTAAAGGTCAGTGGTATAATGGTATTACGGCGGTCTCCAAAACCGTAGATTGAGGTTCGATTCCTTGCTGGTCTGCCAATAACTAGGATAAATATGCATATGAATAAAGAAGAATACGACGATACAGTTAAAAGAATCAATAAACTTATCGACGAGCAGGTACAACCTGCTGTAGAACAACACGGAGGTTTTATTAAGTTTGAAGACTTTGATCAAGAAACAGGCCGTGTAAGTGTTTTACTACAAGGATCATGTTCCGGCTGTGCAAGTAGTACAGTGACTCTTAAATTGGGTGTAGAGAACATGCTTAAACATTATATTCCGGAAGTAACAGCAGTAGACGGAATGGATGACCCCAACTTTAATAACCCATATTATTAAAAATGCACTCAGATCTAGCACAAACTATACTTTATTGTAGTAAATAATATCTATAATACAAATCTTATAACATAAAGGACTAACACACTATGAGAGAAGGTGTAAAAATACCTAACGTAATTTTTAAGACTAGAGTAAGAGATGAATCAATCGAAGGCTCAAACCCTTACCGTTGGCAAGACGTTGACGGCAGCGACTACTTTGCAGGAAAGAGAGTAGTTCTTTTTAGTTTACCAGGAGCATTTACTCCGACATGTAGCACATATCAGCTACCAGGATTTGAAACAAATTACAACAAGATTAAGGAAATGGGAGTAGACGAAGTTTACTGCATTTCTGTTAATGACGCATTTGTTATGAACAAATGGGCCAAAGACCAATGTGTAGAAAGAGTAAAAGTCATTCCAGATGGCAATGCACTGTTTACACAAATGATGGGAATGCTGGTTGACAAAAGGCATTTAGGTTTTGGACAACGTTCATGGCGTTATGCGGCTGTCATTAATGACGGTATAATTGAAGCATGGTTCGAAGAGCCAGGCAAGAACTGTGATGGCGCCGATAGCGATCCTTATGGTGAAACAGCACCAGAGAAAGTTATTGAATATCTAAGCAGCCAAACAGAGAAATTTACTTTTATTAAGGACATCAAGAGCACTGAAACAGTTTAATGAGTATATAAGTTTGATTGTGTATTCTTTAAATAAAATCAGTGTTGGAAAAAGGACGCAACTCTGCGCCTTCAAAATTATAGGAAAATAATAAAATGATAAAAATAATAATAACCACTGCTTTCG